ACGAGCCGGTGGCCATGAACCTCACCCACCACGAGGGCCGCTCGGGCTCGTGCTGGACGCGCGTAAAGCCGCGCCCCGCAGGAGCAGGCGTGGAGGTGGGCTGGGTGGACGGCATGTACCTCGCGCGCCGCGAGCTGCTGGAGCGGCTGGCGTATACCGTCGAGCGTCCTCCGGCCGGGTTCCTGCGGCGTAACGCGGGCTCGGGCGTCGGCATGATGGTGTCGCGCAAGCTCGTGGAGTCCGGAGCCCGCCTGTACCGCGTCGAGGAGTCGCTGACCACCCTCCAAGCGGTGCCCTCCCTGATGCACACAGAACTGCGCAAGGCGGAGCCGAACACGCACCTCTATCCCGTCGAGCCCTTCGCGACCTACCCGGTCGGCGCGGCGCGTATCGCGGCCGACCCGGCAGACCACGTGGGCAAGGTCGTCGCGGGCGGCGCGTGGTATGAGCACGACGTGCTGGGGGCCGCCGCTGCCCTAGAGCCGGACGGACTCTACGTGGACGTCGGCGCCCACGTCGGCAATCACACCGCGTTCTTCGCTTGCGAGTGCGGCGCGCGCGTCCTGTCCATCGAGCCCAACGCGGCGAGCTATGCCCGTCTCGTCGCCACCGTGGAGGCGAGCGGCGTCGCGGAACGCGTGCGCTGCGTCCGGGCTGCCGTGCACCCGACGTGGAGGACGGGGCGGCTGGTCCCCGGTCCGGCCGGCAACAGCGGCATGGCGCGCGTCGCGGACGGCGGCGACTCCGGGACGGTGCCCGTCGTGCGCCTCGATGACCTGTTGTGGGATGAGCGGGTCGGGCTCGTGAAGGTGGACGTGGAGGGAAACGCTCTCGGCGTCATCGAGTCGGGGCGCAGGGTCATCGAGCGCGACCGGCCGCTCATCGTGGCGGAGGCAGGCGCGCAGAAGGACGCCATCACCCGGCTGCTCGGTGAGCTGGGCTACAGCCCTCCGGCCGGGCCATACGGCTGGACCGCCGTGCACGTCTGGACGCACAGCGGACGCACGCCGAGGCGCGCCCGGGAGCGGGTACGGCGCTCCGCGCGGGGTCCGAAAGCCGTGCGGCTCTCAGTCGCCATGATGGCCCACCCCGCCCGCACGGCTTCGGTGACGCGTATGCTCGCCGCCCTCGACGGTGACGTATCCGTGGTGTGGGACAAGCGGAACAACCGTTGGGATACGGGCCGCCGCGCCATGTCCGCGTACGACCCGAAAGCGACCCACCACGCCGTCATCCAAGACGACCTCTACGTGTGCCGCGACCTGTGCGCCGGGTTGCAGGAGGCGCTGACGCACATCCCGCGCGACGTGCCGCTGTGCGGCTACGTGGGCCGCGTGCGCCCGTACCGTCAGCTCATCGACGCCGCAGTGGAGCGCACCGCCGGGCGTAAAGTCTCGTGGCTGACCATGCACGTCCTAGCGTGGGGGCCTCTGGTCGTCGTCCCGGTCGCGGCTATTCCCGAGATGCTGGCCTACTGCGACACGCTCAAGCGGCTGGAAAACTACGACCTCCGGCTGAGCCGCTTCTGGGGCCTCGAACGGCGCTCGCTTGTCTGGTACACGTGGCCCTCGCTCGTAGACCACGCTGACGGACCCTCGATGGTCCCCGGCCGGGCGGGAGTAGACCGCGCCAAGGGCGCGCGTCCGCGCGTCGCGCACAACTTCATCGGCGAGGACGCCTCGGCGCTGGACCTCGACTGGACGGGCGACGTTATCGAGGTCAGCAAGCAGGGCCAGCCGCTCCGCCAGCTCGGCGGTCCGCGCCGCCGCGCCGCCCACCCGCCCATCGTCAGGAGGTAGAGACGTGCCTTTGTACGAGCTGCCGCACACTGGAGGACTCACCATCTGGCGTCCGTATTCGCGCCGCCTGCGCGTCGTGACGCCGCCCCGAGAGAAGCCCAAGACGAAGCGCCGCACGACGAAGCCCAAGACGCCACCGCCGCTGACCCTCCGGGTCGCTCCGGTGCACGTCGAGGGCGACGACGCGGCGGGACAGGATGAGCGATGAGTGCCGTGGCCTACGCGACCGCCGCAGAGTACGAGACGTGGAGCGGGCAGAGCGCGCCGTCCTCTATCGAGCGGCTGCTCACGCGCGCCTCCGGGCTGCTCGACGCGACGGTCACCGCTTCGTTCGTGGTCGATTCCGACAGCGGCTTGCCCGCCGACGCTGCCGAGGCAGAGGCGCTACGTGACGCTGCCTGCGCGCAAGTGAGGTTCTGGGTGGAGACGGGCGAGGAGCACGATATCGACGGGCTGGCCGGCACGGCGGTCACCGTGGGTGGCGTCTCAGGCGTCCGCCCTCCGGTCCTCGCGCCGCAGGCGCGGCGCATCCTGAGGAGGGGGCTGCTCATATGATGCCGACCGCCCTTCTCCGGCAAACGGTACGCGTGGAGCCCTACGCGGGCGAAGCCGCTTCGGGACCGCTGTACGACGCCAGCGCGAGCTACCCGGCGCGCGTCGAGCCGGGGCGTCGGCTCGTGCGCTCCACCGAGGACGCGGCTGTCGTCTCGGACGCCGTGGCCTACCTGCGCCCGGACGCCGTGGTATCCGTGGGCGACCGCGTGACCGTCTCCGGCATCGTCTACCGCGTGCTGGCCGTGGACGCCGGGCGCGGGCTCCTGCGCGACGAGCTGCTGCGCGTGTCGCTGGGAAGGAGCGCGAAGTGAAGGGCCTGCGCGGTGTCTACGTCGTGAACGACAAGACGGACGAGGTGATGGCGCGCATCCGCGCGGCGGCGGCGCAGGCGCTTACGGACGGGGCCGGGGAGCTGCTGCGTATCGCCAATGAGACGGTGCCCCGGCAAGAGGGCGTCTTGCAGGACTCCGGGACCGTTATCCCGGCGACGCCGGAGGGCTTGAAAGCGCAAGTCGGCTACGGCGGGGAGGCTGCCGCGTACGCCGCGCGCCAGCACGAGGAGACGACGTGGCGGCACGCGCCGGGGCGGCGGGCGAAGTGGTTGGAGCTGGCCGCCAAGGAGGACGGGACGCGCATCATGGAGTGGGTCGGCGAGCGCATAAAGGCTGAGTTGCCGTGATTACCCGGGCGCTCGCCAAGTACCTCGACGCGGCCGGGCTCGTGAGCTACGAACCCGCCGGGCTCGGCGACTGCTTCCTAGAGCACCTGCCGGACACGCCGGACGCGGCCGTGATGCTGCTTTCGACCGGCGGCAATCCGCTCGGCGCGGCTGCGACCTACGGCTGGGACGAGCCGACCGTACAGGTCATGGTGCGGGGCGTACCGGAGGACCCGGAGACGCCGCAGGCGGCGGCGCAGGCCATCTACGACGAGCTACAGGGCCTCCGCTACGTGACGCTGGACGCGGGCGGAGACGACGAGGTGCGGCTCTGCTCCTGCTCGTCGCTCCAGACCGCTCCCTTCAACCTCGGGCGCGACGAGAAGGGCCGCTATCGCTTCACGCTCAACTTCGCCCTGCACGTACGGGCGCTGACCGAACACCGCGACTAAGGAGACGGACGTGGTTACCAGCGATGACAAGGTGCTCAGCCGGGACTTCGATATCGAGGTCAACACAGGTACCGACCAAGCGCCGCAGTGGACGAAGATTGCCGGGCTGGACGAGGACGGCATCGCGTATGCGGAGACGACCCGCGAGGTCGATTTCATGGACGCCGACGACGGCGGCTTCGCCAAGCCGGTCCCCTTCGGGCGCGGCTACACCATCACGCTCAAGGGCAGCCGTATCGAGGACGCCGACGACGGCACGCGGGACCCGGGACAGGCGGCTGTCGAGGCGGTGATGGACGAGATGGGGCCGGACGCTCTGCTCGGCTACCGCATCAGCAGCCCGGCTGCGTCCGGGGCCGAGACGCTGACCTTCAAGGCGTGGGCCTCCGCGACCCCGTTCGGCGGCTCCGACAAGGCCACGTGGGGAGCCGTGCTCAAGGTGTACGGCGAAATCACCCGGGCCTGAGGTAGACGATGGCCGACAAGCGGTTCATCGATTTTGACGCCGCGCTGGCCGAGCACGAGGAGCAGCCGGTCGTGGTCCGCTACTTGGGCCGCGACTGGCAGCTCTTTTCCTCGCTGCCGGCCAAACCCGTCATGCGCCTCCTGCGCCTTGAGGCGGAGGGCCGCGACGGGGACGCGCTGTCGCAGGCCGAGATGGTCAGCTTCATGACCGAGCTGGTCCCGGCCGACGCGCTGGACGCGTGGCTGGACGCAGGCATGACCGTGGACGAGATGGGGCGTCTGCTCCGGCTCGTCTTCGCGGCTTACCGGGGTGGGCAGGAGGACGAGCCGGGGGAAGCTCCGCGCCCCGCTCCGGGGCGTTCGCCGTCATCGAGCACTGGCAAGCGGTCGAAGCCGACTTCCGGCGTGAGTACCAAATCGACCTCCCGGGTGCGCTCGACGCGATGAGCTGGCGGCGCTTCACGACCCTGCTGGCCGGGCTCTCGCCCTCCGCCCTCTACCGCCTGCTGGCGTCGCAGGGCGGCAAGCCGCGCCCGCTGACCGCGAGGGACGCGCCCGCGTTCTTCGCCCGCTTCCGCAAAGTAGGTGAGACGTAATGGGCCTGACCGTCGCCGAGCTGACCGCCGACCTCGGCCTGAACGCCGCGCCGCTCCAGAGCGGACTCGCTGGCGTGATGGGGAAGTTCGGCGGACTGTCTACCCTCGCAGTCGCGGGAGGGGCGGCTATCGCGGCCGGGCTCGCCGTAGGGACCAAGGCGCTGTTCGATGTTGGTGAGTCGTTTGACGAGGCGTTCGACACCATCCGCGTCGGGACCGGTGCGACCGGGGACGCGCTGGAGGGGCTGAAGGGCGATTTCAAGGCGGTGTTCGCGGAGGTTCCGACCGACATGGCCTCCGCAGGTACGGCTATCGCCGACCTGAATACCCGCCTCGGCCTGACGGGTAAGCCGCTCCAAGACCTCGCGGCGCAGTTCCTCGACCTCTCGCGTATCACGGGGACGGACCTCGCGACCAACATCAATCACGTCACGCGCGTCTTCGGGGACTGGCAGATATCGGCCGACCAGCAGGCGGGCTCGCTCGACGCCATGTTCCGCGCCGCGCAGGCGTCCGGCATCGGGTTCGATGACCTCACGTCTTCCGTCGTGAAGTTCGGCGCTCCGCTTAGGAACCTCGGTTTCGGGTTCGAGGACTCGCTGGCCCTGCTCAGCCAGTTCGACAAGGCAGGCGTGAACACGCAGACGGTCTTCGGCGGTCTGCGGCAGGGCATCGGCAAGCTGGCGAAGGACGGGGAGGCGGTGCCGGAGACGTTCCGCCGCGTCGTGGACTCCATCGAGAAGATGGGACCGGGGACGGAGGCGACGGCGCTCGCTATCGAGCTGTTCGGCGCTCGCTCCGGGCCGGACCTGGCGGACGCTATCGCGGGCGGCAAGTTCGCCATTGACGATATGTTCGCCGCCATCACGGAGGGCGAGGATACCGTCCGCGGCGCGGCCAAGGATACCGACGACTGGCGGGAGTCCCTGACCCGGCTCAAGAACAAGGCGCTGGTGGCGCTGGAGCCGATAGCGACGGGACTCTTCAACGCGCTGGGCTGGCTCGCGGACGCGATGGTGGACCTGACGGAGAACGAGGACGTACAGGAGTTCTTCGGGGAGGTCGCCAAGACGGCGCGGGAGCTGGTGGCTGTCTTCGCGGAGATGGTCGAACCTATCCGCGCAAACTGGAGCACCATCAGGACCGTCATCAAGACGGCGCTCAAGGTCGTGGCGGACCTCATCCGTGCCGTCATGGCCGCTATCCGCGGGGATTGGGGCGCGGCGTGGGGACACCTCCACTCGGCGCTCTCGACGGCGTGGGAGGCGATGAAGGGTGTCGTCTCGCGCGGCGTCTCCGCGATAGGTTCCTACATCCGCTCTATCTCCGGGAAGGTCGTCGGC